CGCCCACGCCCTCAACCTGCCTTGCACCGATCTGACGCGCTGACGCGCTGACCGCGGACACGAAAGAACTAAAACTCTCAGTATCTAGGCTCAAGCCCTGCTCGGCCATGCGTGATGTGTTCTGCGCCACAGCGGCAAGTAGTCGCTCGACCCCCGCACCACTCAGCCCCATCGCGCGCCCCGTGGCGCTGAGACGCAAGGCGGTCTGTAGCTCTTGTGCCACGCCTCCACGCGCACCGCCACCAAGGGCACCACCGCCCGCAAAGCCACCGAGAGCCCCTGCGCTCACGCCACTCAGCTCACTTTGCAACACATCGCGCACGGAGGCGGCGCTCAGGCTCTCGCGCGTCTGTGTGGCGCGTGAGAACTGTTGCAGGAGCCCCACGGTCTGCGCGTCATTGAAGCCAAGCCCCGCCCCTGTGGCGCGTGCGCTAAATAGCTCGGGGCGCGTGTACCCACCGCCTATCGCCAGCTCCGTTTGCGGGCGCTCTAAGCCCATCACATCGCCGACACGCGCCATCCGCGCCTCAAGTGCCGCGCCCACAAGACCGCCCACCACAGGGAGCCCCGCACCGAGCCCGCGTAGCGTGGACCCCACGCGACCCTCTCGCCCTGCACCCAGGCGCGTGAGCCCTGCGCCCAAGCCCTGAGCGGTCGCTTGGAGCATACCAACACCGCTCCCTGTGACCACGGACTGCGCCGCCTGTTGCGCGGCTCTCTGCGCCTGTTGCATGGCCTGTTCACGCTGTTGCTCTGCCACTCGTTCACGGCGCTCACGCTCTATCGCCTGCGCGTCACGCGCCGCTTGTGGGGAGGGAGCCTGCCCCCCTTGCGCCTGCTGTGCTTGGCGCGCGGCTCCTCCCGTAGCTTGGATAGCCTGTTGCGCGGTCCTCTGCATCCGCGTAAAGGTCTCACTCAGCGTGCGGATGGCCGCTAGTGCCTGGTCATCATCTAGCGTGATGTGTAGCTCGGAGCTGTGTTGCTGTTGCGCCATTTAGGAGCCTCCTTGTGCCTGTTTAGCCCAAAACTCACGCTCCCATTGATCTACCACGGCGTCACCCGTACTGCTGGGTCCGTGCTGTTCAATGATAACGGGGGGCGCGTTTAGCTGTTCCCATTGTTCCGCGCTCACGGACAAGAGCCAACGCTCCAAGCGGTCCGCGTCACCCAAGCTGGGCTTCAACGGGTCAAAGCGGCTCGGCTCAAGTGGGGGCAAGGTCGCTTGAAGTGACGGCCACTCGGGACGCGCTCGGGTCCGCCGCACTCGCTCCCAAAGTTGCGCGAAACCATGCCGCGCTGTGGCGCTCACACTCCCCTCTGAGCGCAAACAACAGCTCGTCATCCTCTGCCGCCCATGTCGCCACCCACTCAGGCATATCGCGCAGTTGCACGGACACAAGCGCCAGCGCCAAACAACGCGCCTGCGAGTACTCCGACAAGTGCGCCCACGGGGCACCCGCAAGCACGGCGGCGCGGCGGTCAATGCTCATGCGCTCGTCCCCGTTGGGCACACGGGACACAAGCGCCCCCGTGTGCTTTACCCCATCAGGAGCGCGATACGAGATAGTGAAACGGACCTCACGCGGCACAAGTGGCGTCTCCTCAGAGGAACGCTCAACGGGGGCTTGCTCACTTAGCTTGCGTAGGTCCATGTCTCACTTACTCTCTCTCGTCGTACAGACGGCGGGCTTGGAAGCTCGCGTTCGTGGTCACAATGCTTCCTGCTTGCACAGTCCAGCTCCGTGACTCCGCGCGGCACCCCTCAACACGCCAAATGAGTTGGTCCGACACCTGGTCATACACTTCCATGGTGATTTCGGGGAAGTTGATGACCTCCACCGTGCCACCACGGGGGATGAGCCCGAGGTCCTTGAGGCTCTGCCCCGAGATACGCACGAAGGCCGCCTGCACGGACACCGCGCGCCCCACAGGCACGATCTCCTTGGAGTCAATGTCGCCCAACACATCCACGCGCTGGAGAGCAATCTGCTCTGACGCGGACACATTGGAGGCGTACCCAATCTCGTTGCCGTTCACGATGAGCTTGGCGCGCGCGCCACTCAGTACATTCGCCATGATTTACTCCTTAGAAACGCGCCACGGAGGCGGTGATGCGGATGAAGTTCAGGGGCTCCACCGCCGCCACGGTGTAGTTGACTCGCACCGTGTCCCCAAGGTCCTCAAGCACCACATCCTTGAACGCCTTGATCACGCCATCAAGCACCTGGCGGTTCAGGCGCGCGGTCACAATCCCCGTGAGGCGCGCGGCGGTCAAGCCCACATTGCCAACACCGATGAACGGGTCAAGGGCGCCACGCAGGTCACGCACGCTCGCGTTGATGGACTCGTTGGCGCTCACCTCTGAGTAAATGGGGTTGTCGTCCCTGAGCCAAGTGGTCACGCTACGCTCCACACGCCAGCCAAGAGGACCACGCGACAAGACACACACGCCCTTGCTGATAGCATCGCCCGCGTCACGGTTCGCGTCCCACAGTTGGAGCGAGTCCACGATGTTGGGCTCCTTGCGCGTGAGAGGCGTTGCAACGGGTGTCCCCGCCTGCATCGAGGCAAGCATGAGCGCGAGCCACTTGGGCTCAAGGGTGCGCGTCACGCCCTGCGGGTCAATGTGCTTAATCTGCTGACCCACAAGCGCGAGGTTGCGGTCATTCAAGCTCTTGGTGATAGCGTGGAGCGCGGTGAGGCTCTGTGAGCCCTGTGCGCCAAGCCACGCGTTCCGCTCACGCCCTGCGAGCGCCGCGAGGCGCAGGTGGGCCTTGACCGCACCAAACACGCTCACATCATCCGACCAAGGCACAAGGATCTGAAGGTCTGAGGACTCAATGAGGGCAAGCGCCGCGGTCCAATGTGACAAGGTAGTGGCGCTACTCGCGCCCCCGCTCATCAGCGAGGTGAGCGTGCCGCCCTCAGTCTGCTGTTCCACGGAAGCCACGCCACCCGTTGCGCGCTCCACGCTGACGAGGCGCGAGCCCGCCAAAGCGGAAAGGATCTCGGCGGCGTCACAGCGCAGGGTCACCAGGTAAGACTCGCCCTCAATGTTGCTTGAAGCCAAGAGGTCAAAGTCATCAGCCTCGTACTCCTTGCCTGCAAGGTAGCTCGCCACCACATGAGGCAGGTTGTCCAACGCGCTCACAAGCTCACGCAGGGACGAGTAATCAGCGGGGGCGAGGTTCAAGCTACCCGACACCTGCACGCTCCCCGTGTACGCGGTGTGGGTAGTGGTCGCGGAGATGCTAGAGATAGAGCTAAAGGCGCTCGTGGTCTGTGCCGTGTTGACCCCTGCGCTAAAGGTCTTGACCTGCGTGAGCGCGGCGCCCGCGAGGTCAAGCCCCACGATAGTGACCACGACTGATGCCGTGTGTGCCGTGCTAGAGAGGGACACGCTCAAGGTCGCGTTGCTCACCATGTCGCTCACATCCAGGCTCGCGCTCCCCGCGCTCATAGCCTGTGACTGGCTCCACGAGTACAAGACGCCCGAGTCACGGCTTGCCTCAAGGGTCACAGCGGAGAACAGGGACCCGTCGTAGTACACGGACGCCACATTCCCGCTCTCAATCCCCTCGTACTCCTCCACCACGCCATCACGGCTCACGGTCACATTGAGCGGGGCAGGCACGGACACGCCCACATTCGCAAGGCTCACCTGCGTGCGGTTGCCCTTGGAGCCCCACACCGAGGACTTGAACACAAGCGCGTCATCCCCGTTCGCGTCCACGCACACAAGCTGGGCCTGCGTGTTCGGGGTGACATTGAGGAGCGTGAGCGAGGCTACGCCAGCGGGCACGCGCTCATCGAGCGAGGGGCTGAACGCCACCTTGCCAATGTGAGCCAGCTCGCGGTCACTCGCGTCATACTCCACAAGCGCCGAGGCGCTAGTGAAGGTCAACGGCTCATTCTGCTCAAAAGTGGGGAACGAGCCCACAAGCGCGAGGTTCCCCGTGCTTGGGTTTTGACCACCAAGCGCGGAAGCGTCCACCTCCGCGTACACGGCGGGGCGGTAAATCTTGAGCCCGTTTAGGTTCAGCGTGCTCGGCATCTCTAGTCTCCTTTGTGTTGCCTTTAGGGTACCACAAGCGGGCTTACTCCGCCTTGTGTGCCATCATTCGTGCGCTCTGCGTCCGTGAGTACAAGCACCTGCTCCGCCTCATAGGTGGGCACGGTGAACTCAGCGGCGGCGGGGATAGGCACATGAACCTGGTACTCCGCGCTCAAGGTGAGGCGGCGTACATAGATCCCAAGCTCCTCTGCCGCCAAGTCCTCCTCGGGGTTCAGCGGCTGGGCTCCCCCGTAGCTCCACACATGATACCCAGCGCGGTGCATGGCACGGCGCGCGAGAGCCACGGAGGCGCGCACAACCACATGGTAAACACGCGCCATATCAGGCGTACGCGCGAATATCACAAGCTCCACGCCCTCGCGGATCATGTAGGTGTCCCGCGTCACCCCGCTCACGCGCTCCGCGAACTCGCCCACAAGCTCCTGCGCCACGGACTCCGCCTGCGGGTTGATTGTGATAAGTGGAGCCTGCGCCGTGCCGCGCGCGGTGTGTGACCGCACAAGTGGGAACTGATCCGTTGAGAACGCGGTGAACCAGGCGCTCAAGGTGCTCGTGCCCACGCCCACAAAGAGCGCGTTAAAATCGGCTTGGCGCGTGCGGTAGTAGTCGCACCCGCTCGCGATAGCCTGCACCGCGTGAAGGTCAAGTATCATGTTATCTCCCGTACACTTGGGCTATGAGGGCAGGGAGGCGCTGATACACTTGGTCCGCGAACCTGTGGGCCGTCACGCCCTTGCTCACCCACGCCTGTGGGTGCTTGTTGGCGAAGCTGGCGCGCCTCCAAGTCCTGTACCCCGTGGTCTGCGTGCGCGCGCGCCCACCTTGCCCCTGTGAATAGGTGGAGGCGAGGCGCACCATCTGCGCGGCGAGGTCGGTGACATGATGCGCTTTAGCCTTGGGGATCGTGCCCGTTGGGAGCCTGCCTCCCCACGCGGTGCCCTGCCCCGTGGATACGGTGGCGCGGAGCCTCTGCGCCATGTTCGCCAGCGCATCGCCCCCAAGCTCGCGCACCTGCCCCTTGGAGCGCGTGAACGGCACATTTACGAACGGGCGCCCCTGTCGGTCATATCTCAGGTTCCGTGTACCCGAGCGCAACAGGAACAAGCGCACATCATACGAGCCCTGTGAGCCTATCCCGTTGGGGCCCATACCCTGCTCCACCATATGAGCGAGCACTGAGGTGCTTGGGCCTGCGGGCAAGCCCACAATAAAGCCGTTGGCGGTCACCTCGCGCACCTGGAGCGAGGACAAGTACGCTTGGCGCGTGGTGTTCAAACGCTGGCGCGCAAGACTGCTCCACTCCGCAAGCACAAGTGAGGCGAGCGTTTGGGAACGCGTCACCGCTTGCTCGGGCGTGAAACCAAGGGCGCTCACAAGCTGTGAGTACACCGCGCGTACATCAGCCATGAGTAAAGCCCATGAACTCAAGGGTGCAATGTACCTGCACGGGGAGCAACAAGGGGCGCTCGGTCGTGGTCTTACGCAAGAGCGATGAGTCTCTGTGCGTGTGGGGGTTGTCCGCCGCGTAGTAGCGCGGTTGCGCGTAGTACGAGACCGAGTACCTGTTGCCGACAAGCGGCGCAGTCCCCAACGCGTCCCCCAGCGTGAAGTCAATCAGCCCCGCCTCCGTGACCGTGAAGTCCACGCCTTCCACGAGCCCGTCTGACGCGGTGCTCAAGCCCGTGGAGTTCGCGCGCTGTATCCGCAAGACACCAAGCTCCAACTCACCCGTGGCGAGGTCCAACAGGCGCGGGGTCACTGGATAGCGGAGCGCCTGGGGGCCTGCCGTGCGGATCTTGGTCTCTCGGTACACCTGCACCGAGTCCTCTATCGTGTACCTGTCCCCATACGAGGGCAAGTGCTCAGGTAGGAGGGTCAAGGACACCATCCCGCGCGCATACTGCCCGTACAGTGCGTACTTTTGCGTGTCCGCGCTCGCCCCCGTGAGGATGGCGCGGATGGTCTGCGGCGAGTGCCAAAAGTAGCCTCGCCCCTCGCACAAGGTGCAGTCCTGCCGCGCCTCCCCCGTCACCGCGTCCGTGGACTCCACAAGCCCCAAGGTGAACGAGTCCGCGCGCCTAGAACAAGGGCACTCCGCGCATTGCTCCCAGGTCATGTCCACGCCCTTGGTGAACATGAGCTTCTTGAACTCCACCATGGAGAAGTCAACGCGGGGGCGTGCCTTTTGTGGCGGCGTTGCAGGTAGCTGTGTCATCAAACCACCCCGAACTGCGTGATCTTGTACTGACCGCGCAGAGCCTTGATAAGCATTGTGTATTGCTTTTCAAGCGACTCAACGCGTGACGAGTACCCCGAGTACATGGCGCTTGAGGTCGTGCCCACGCTCTGCGAGAGCCCGTCCACGCTCAAGCTCTGTGTAGCGATACCTGCACCAAGAATCAGGTCACCCGCCACATGGAGCAGGAGGAGCGTTGCACCCTTGACCCCTATCGCGTGCTTGAGGTCAGCGGGGATGCCGTCAGCCGTCCACGAGATGACCAAGGGGCTCGTGGGCGCGGTGGCCACATACAGCTCAAAGCCGCCTTGGCTCTTGTTCCTCACCTTCACGCTCGCCTGGTTCGTGGTCACGGTGAAGGTCCCCAACATCGCGGGCGACAAGGACACCTCCACCGAGGTCTCCCCCGCCGCGATAGTCGCGCTCCCCGTGCGCGTGTCAAAGCCCGCTGTATAGTCAAACTCAAAGTACGAGGGGATGTACTCCCTGTCCTCGTAGATACCAAAGCCACCAATCAACGGGACACCCGCGCGGAAAAAATAGGAGCCTAGGCTCTCCTCGCTGGGTATCAAGTTTATCTGCCCGTGCAGGTGACTCGTGAAGCGCATCCACGAGTTGGGGATGGTCACAGGCTGGAATGACCCAAAGCGGATGCGCGCCGCGTCCATACGCATCACGGGGCGCGCGTCTAGGCGGAACGGCCAATAGCTATACCGCCCTTGTCGCTCGGCGTCATGGGTCTCACCCACAACGCTAAACGGTTCGACCGAGATGCCTAGGTCGCTCTCGACATGGCGCACCGCCGCTTGGATGCTCTGCTCATACGCCACATCGGGATAAGGGGACCCGTCATCTAAGGTAAGATCAATCCCAAGCAGGAATGTGTCCTTGAGCCATTGGGGCGTGATCTGGTCATAGATGCTCATAGGGTCCCCTCGTTTGCGTGCCTACTAGCGCCGCACACTCGCGGGACGCCCTCGGCGTTTCTGCACGGCGGGCTCTGCGTCCACCGTGCTCTGTGGAACAGGTGACTCAAGCACAAAGCCCGAGTCACGCCCCCACAGGTTCAACAGGTTTAGCTCGTAGCGCGTTGGCGACACCACAAAGCCCTCCGCGTCAATGGTCATGGTCCCGTATTGCAGGGTCAGGGTACATGAACGCATGGAGGTGTGGCGCCACATTTACGCTCAGACCGTGGTGTCCAGCATGGAGCTGGTGGCCGTGATGCCCGCGTTCTGCAAGACCCACATCTTGTTGGGGACCTTGACGATGGGGGACCCGAACAGCATGAGGAGGAAGGGCTTGCTGGTCGCCACCTCGGCGAGGGGGCGGCGGAAGAAGTCAAGCAGGCGCGCGAACTCAAGCACCGAGGGGTCGTGCTGGACGAACACGATCTTGCTGGTGTTGGGGCGGACGCCGTTGCGGTCCACGAACACGGTGGCGCCGCTCGATGCCTTCTTGATCTCGCCAATCAGCGCGGCGTCAGCGGCAACACCGCCCGCCTCGGTGCGGTAAATCTTGTAGAACACCGCATCAGTCGCGGCGGCGATGGTGAGGGTCACCTTGTCGCCAGCGGCCACGGTGACCGCGGAGCTGTTGATGGCGGCGCTGAAGCCATCGTTGTTGACCGCCACGATGCGGTAAATGTACGCGCCCGCGTCAGCCGCAACGAACTTGGAAGCCGCGTCAGAAGCCGCCACGGCGCTGGTGAGCGTGGCGCTCGCAGGGGCCGAGGTGGACGAGGCGGCGGAGGGGGCCTTGTAGGCGTTGAACAAGAACGGAGCCGCCTTGACGGGCACGGGGCCGTAGGGGCTCATGATGTTCAGATCCATGGCGCCGAAGGTGATGCCATCGGCGGCGCGGGAGACGCTGAACTGGTCATGGCGACCGAACTGCACCGCAAACTTGATAAGCTCCGCGTGGATGCGGGGCTCCACATAGATGCAGTCAGGGCGACCAAAGCGAGGGGCGCTCTGAAGCTCCGCAAGGACCTCTTGGAGGAGGCGGGGCGTGGGGCTCTTGCCCGCGAGGTCAAAGGTGTTCGAGCCGCTGTTGTGACCCTCAATCTGCTTGATGATGCCGTTGAAGGCGAGGGGGTTCACATCCTCGTCCGCGTGCCACAGCGAACGCTCCAGCTTCTGAAGGAGGCGCATGGTGCCGCGCTCGGTCTCGGCGGCAATCGCGTTGGACTGGTTGCCAATGAGGCCCACGAGCGAGCCCACATCGGTGACCTCGCGGCGCTCTGCCAGGTACTTGATACGCACATTCTTGCGCTCGTACTCGGAACGGTTGGTCACGCCCGCAGAGCCCTCAGAGATAAAGGCCTCAAGGTCAAGGCCGTGGTCATTGATGACCGCGTACTCGTGGAGGGTGTTGGTCACCTGCACCTTGGGGATCGCGGGCCACAGGACCAGCTCCTTCATGGTGTAGGTGGCAGAGGCGAGGGTGTTCTCAATGGACTGAGGGACGAGGGGGCTAAGGCTCCCTGCATCGCCGCCACTAGTGCCAGCGGGGGTCTGATACCCAGCGTTCGCGCTCTTGCGGAGAGCGTTGTTGAGATTCGCAAGGTCCTCGACATTGACGAGGGAGTTGACCTCGGGGATGTTGTACATACTGCTCTCCTATTAACCGTTCACGAGTGAATCAATGGTGCGGGGGTCCGCGCCGCTCTCAAGGAGGGCAACGGCGCTACGGATGCGAGCCTTGCGGGCCGCGTCAAGCTGGGGGTCCTGGAGCATGGTGAGGGACTTACGCATAAGCTCGGCGCGGTCCACCACAGGTGCCACGGGGGCGGGGGGCGTGATAGCCGAGAACGCGGCGCGAGGGGGCACAGGCGCGGCACCGAGAGCGTTGAGGCTCTTGGCCATGCTCACCTGCTCGCCCTTGAGAGCCTTCATCTCAGAGAGCAAGGACTCCATGCCCTTCATAAGAGCGCCCATGCGCTTCTCCATGTCGGCCACGATCTTATCGGTGCCAGCCGCCATGGCTTTCATGGCCTCCTCAAAGCCGTACATGGGGAGCGCCTTCTCCATGTCCTCATCCTCATCCTCCTCAGACATGGAGCCCTCGTCCTCCATATCCTCGTCCTCGTCCTCAAACAGGCTGACCTGCTTGGAGGGCTTGGAGTCCTTGGCCTTGGAATACTCAGAGCCCTCGGGCTCCTTTTTCATCGCCTTGGCGAGAGTGTCCAGCGCCTCGGTCAGCGCGTCCACGCTCACGGCATCCTCGTGGGACTGCGCCTCAAGGACGCTCTGCTCGGTCTGATCGCTCATGGGGTTCTCCTGTGTCGGGATCTTTTTAATGGTCAAGTATTTTTTATTTATTCGCAACTTTGCGTGCGTGCTCCATCACGGACTTGCACAGCGCGTCCATCTGCGCCTTGCTCATCTCGGGGAACTTAGCCTCAAGCATCGCGCGCACCTGTGCCGCCGTCACGCGCTTCTGCTTGGGGGCAGGTGACGCGGGCGTGGTGGCGCTCGACAGCTTAGGCGCTAGGCTCTGCTCCATGAGCGCACTCAGCGAGGCGTCCGCGTCAGGGATAGCAGGTGACTGGTAGCCCGCCGCCGCCGCGCCCATCGAGCGTGCAATCAGCTCAAGGTTCGTGTGCGGGTTCACGGGGGCGCTGGTGATAGCCACATTGAGCACGCGAGCCTTGAGCACCTTCTTGGGGCTCACCGAGTCACGCTGTAGCACCTGCCCCTCAATACTGAAACCAAGTGAGCGCGGGGCGCCTGCCTTCTGTATCGCGTACGCGGTCTCGTATATCTCGCGCGCAAGGGGCTTGCTCAAGTAGATCTCGCCCTCCACACGGGTCTTGTGCTCGTCCACAGGCTCCACGCGCGTGGGGTGTCCAAGGACCGCCTGCGGCCCCTGCTGGTGCTCAAAGTTGAACCACCCGTGTTGCAGGAAATAGGACCAATCAAGCCCGTCCTGCGAGATGGACTCGCCTTCAAAGTCCTTGTCATCAGTAGAACAGATACCGCCTATCTTAGCCACCACGGGCGCATCACCCGCCTCCGCCTTGCTCAAGGTCTCCTCGCTCAAGGTCACGGGGGCCCAGCGTGAAAAGAACTCAAGCCCGCCCTTGCTTGTAGCCTCCTCCACATCCGCCTTGAAGTCGTGCTCTTGGAGCCACTTGGCGAACTCCGCCGCGCTCATCTTGGACGAGTCAGCGCGGATGCTCTGCACCTCGCTCTTACCCTCCTTGAGTCCAAGGATCATGGAGAGCCCCGCAGGTGCGCCCTTGGGCGTGAAGCGGCGGAACTCGTCATACAAGCTAGGCTCGGTCTGCCTCGCGGCGTGCTCATTCGGGAACGGCATTTAGGGCTCCTCAGTCTCGGGTGGTCGCTCAAGCGCCCCCGTGGGGGTCACTCTGTATCCATCAGGCACATATAGTGTGTCACACCTGCACTTAGGGTGCATGGGGAACACGGTGGGGAGCCATTGAGCGCGGACCCTCCCCACATTGACCCCGTTGCCCACGAGGTCCGACACAAGGAACACGCGGGGGGCTCCGTTCTCGGTGAACGCGCCCAGGCAATAGTCACACGCTCCGCTCTCAGGTATGCGCGCCACACGCGCCCCCTCCCCTCCAAGCTCAAGCGCCGAGAGTACGCGCCCCTCGTTGTGCGCCGCCTGTAGCTCGGTCTGTGCAATCCTGAGCCAGTTGTGCGCGTATGTGCCCACACGGTCACCAAACGCACCTGCAAGGGCGCGCGCGTCCCGTGTGGTGGCGAGCGTGTTGGCCAGCTCCTCACGGATGGCTTGGAGCGTGTTTGCGCGCCTCACGGGGTCCACCTCACGCGTTATCTGCTCCCCCTGCCACGCCTCCGCCGCCACACGGGTCAAGTCCTCCGCAAGCTCGTTGCCGAGCCCCCGTGCATACTCGCCCGCACGCGTCACAGCGCGCGCGTACGCGCCCCTCTCCGCCGTGCTCATCCACGCGGGCGCGGTCACCTGTACCGCCCCGCCTTGTGGCGTGGGTACAGGCACCTCAACGGTCACCGTGAGCCCAGGCTCCATCTGCGCCTCTGCCTCGGCGCGCGTGCGCGTGCGTAGGTCCTCCACGCGCGCCTGCACCAACGGGCTCCATTGCTCCATAGTCCAATCGCGCATTGACGCACGCTGGGCAGGTGTCGCGCGGTCCATAATCGCCCCCGCGTGCGCTATGTACTCGTACGGGTCAAGGTTCTCGACCCTCCACCCCTCAATCGCTTGGGGGTCAAGTACGCCTGCCTCCACGAGCTCTTGGACCCTCTCAGGGGGGAGCCCCGCGCGCTCGGCACCAAGGAACTCGACCAAGAACGCGTCATTATGTAAGCGCGTGACGCGCTCCGCCTCTTGCAAAAGCTCAAGCTGGGTCATGGCTTCAACGCCTCAAGGTCACGCTCAAGCGCAAGTACGCGCACCTTGTACAGGTGCTCCAAGCGCCCCGCCATCTCCGTCACAAGGTCCACCTCTCCCCCCCTGTGACCTCGCGCCTTGTGTAGCGCGTCACCGCACTCGTGCTCATGCTCATGCGCCTTGTGGAGCGCGCGCACGCGCGGATGGTCCGCGTCCAACAGGTCATCATCCTGTGTGTACTTGGGGTTCCCTCCCCCGTTGGCCACTTTGAGGAACGCGTTGACGCGCGCGTACGCCCAGCTCTGCCTGTTCTGCGAGGGTCTGTGTGACACGCTAAACGCCCCCGCCCCCCTCCGCCACACGGCCATCAACGCCCCCAGGCTCACCCGTTGCCACGGCTCGCGGGTGTCCTCGTTGTGCTCCTTCACCTTGTCGCGGAGCGCGTCTCGTATCTCCTTTGTGACCTCGATGGACTCGCCACTCGTGCGCGAGCGCGCGGAGCCCTCGGGGTTGCGCGCGCTCCCTCTCACGCGCTCGTGGGGCTCGGCTGGCGTGTCCGCTCGCTCTTGTGCCTTGCGGAGCCCGTCCACAAGCGCGGCACGCGCCACATCAAGCGCCGCCTCCGTGATCTTGGCGCGCAGGGTCTCCACGCTCTCACCCTGTAACTCGGCAGGGCTCGCCACAAGCTCAAGTTTCATGCGCGCTCCTCCTTGTCTAAACGCTCCACGATGCCACGCGCCCAGGCGTCACCCGCGTCACCCCCCCACAGGAGCCACGAGATATAAGACGCGCTGGTCTTGTCCTCATGGTATCCCCGCTCCTTGTACACGCGGTGCCTGTTAAAAAACGCGGCCATGCGCCTCACCGTGCGCTCGCTCATGCGGTCCCCGTTCGCAAGGTTCACGGCTCGCTGTACCCCGCTCCCTATCCCCTGCGCGCTCGCCTGCTTGTTGCTCAAGCCCCCGCGCCCATGCTCGCGCCTCAGTTCCAAGCCACGCCTCGCCGCGTCACGCACGGACTGAGGCGGCGTGTAGCCCTCGCCACCCTTCAACAGCGCGTCAACAATCGCGGTGAATACTTGCATCTGTGGCTCCTTGGGGCGGGTCTCTTAGTACACGGTCTCGGGGTCCGTGGGGGGCGTGAAGGGCGTGAGGTCAATCGCTGGAGTGACCGTGTACTTGAGCCCATCATAAAACGCGCTCATGTACTGCGCGCTGTTCGTGTATGCCATGCTGTTCGTTAGCCCCTCAGAGCCTATATAGTACCCTGGGAGCCTATCTAGCACCTCTTTGAACGCGGCAATCAAGCCCGCGTGCCCCTCGTAAGTGGCGCGTGTGTCCTCTAAAGGGCTACTCGTCCAGGTGAGCAACACGCGCGCGCGGAGCCCCTTGTACTTGATCTCTATCGTGTGCTTCATGGTTGCGTGTACCCCTTCAAAATGGCGTAGGTCAGCAAGTAGTGATGCGGGTCAGCGGCGGCAAAGTCTGCAATCGCTTTGATCTGTATGTCGGGCTCGGTGGAGGTGAAAAAGTTTTCTACGCCCATACTAACAAGTTCACTCCCTCCGTCTGCGTATAGTTTCCCTGTGTAGTTGTTCGTGTATTGATCCTCAAAATACATCTCTCTGCCCATGTACCTTTTATATTTGCCTTGCCGAATGCGCGTTGCGTGTGTCAATGTCACAGCGCGTTCTATTCCTGCGTAAGCGGGCCCGTGCTGTTCTAGCGTGTGCGCTAGCTCATGCGCGGCGGTTTTTAGTGTTGACGCCGTACATAGTGTAAGTGTGCCCTTATTGCACGACTCCCGAAGTACCTGGGAAGGCATCTGCATTTCTATATGCGTTATTTGGTGCGTGCGCGCTGGATATGCCCTGCCTAGTATATCCTCTAAATGCGCTAATGTACCCAATCCGCTAAACTGCTCCGGATTAGTTGGCGTACTAGGTGCGGGTTTGTGTCTAGCGTGAAGCGTGTTTGTAGGTGTTGATTTATGTAAAAAATCGGCGTTTGCGGCGCTTATTGCCGTTAAAAACTCGTGGTGTGCGGCTTTTGTATAATGCTCTACTTTTTCGCGGCGCTCTTTACCGCTCATTTCAGCGGCGGGGTGAGCCGCTAACGCCTCCTTCCTAGCCTGCTTATAAACAGCTATTGCGGAGAGTACGGCGGCGTTATCTTGCGCCGCGCGCTCTAACGCTTGATTGTACTGCTCGCAATAGTCTGCGATGTCACCCGCTGTTAGCTTGTGTAATCTAGATCTAAAAATCATATCGGGGTTTATGAGGGCGCTAACGCGGCTCTTTGAAAAGCTGGCGATTGCGGCGGCCACCTTGTCAGGGGTCACGCGCGCCGTCTCAAGTACCTGCCGAGCAAATGCACCTAGTTTGTCGGCTTCCGTTGTGACCGTGCCCAGTCTATCCAAGCGAGCCTGCTCACGCGCAATCTGCTTCTCGGATGCACCGCTGGCGCGTAACTCCGAAATCACCTTAGCCTGCTTCTCGCGCTCGCTCTGCAAGGCGGCAGAGATACCGTGCGCCGCGTCTAGCTTGGAGAGCAGGTCACGCTTGCTCATGGTCTCCTTTTCACCCTTGCGTGGTCCGTCATCGTACTCAACGGTCACCTTGTCTCCGTCAACGGACTTCACATGAGCGTGTACCTCGCTCCCCTTGTCCGTGCCTAACATGAAAGCGGCACCAACGGTCACATCGTCCTCATGGAGCGCGTGCTTGCCTCGCGCCGTGTGGGTGACCTTGTAGATGTACCTGTAGCGGAGCTTACCACCTGACGAGTAGGGGATACGCTTGATGTACTTGTGACCCGCCGCCTTAAACAGCAAGTCCACCCAGGCAGAGAAGGTCGTAAACATACTCAAAGCTCCACGGACACGCGCACGCGGCGTGCCTTTGTCACGGTTTCCGTTGTGAAGTCATCACCCTCGTCCTCCATGTCCTCGCCATCAAAGCCAGCGCCCTCCTCGGGCTCCTGCTCCACGGGCTCCTGCTCCACGGGCTCCTGCTCCCCCTCACCCATGCTCATGGCGGTGATGTAGGTTTGGTTCAAGATGATGTCGCCCCCCTTCTCCAAGGGCTCAAGCCCGTTGGAGGCGCGCACCTCGTTGATTGTCATGTACGAGGACACGCGCTCCTTGTCCGCCTCCAGCTTGCTCTTGGCGTCCTCAGAGTCGAGCCCCACGAACTCAAAAGACAGCTCGGGCGCGATTGGGTGAATAATCCAGCGATTCAGCCACCCTTGCACCTGGCGCAAGAGAGGGCGGAGCCCGCGGTCCTTGCTCGCGAGTATCCTCTGCTCAGGCCCGCCTTGTGAGAGGGAGCTTGTGACGCCCTCACTCCCAAACACGAAGCCAAGCTCCGCAGGGTCAATCTGATAAATGGCGCACGCGATCTTGGTGAGGTAGCCCATCCAAGTGCTGTACCCCATCTCCTCGGCGCTGGAGCCCATGTTCACGCTGGACACCTCCTCGTTGGAGTCGGGGTCAAGTTGCAGGATAGGCGTGCGCTTGGCTTGGTGCGCGCCACTCAGCATCGCGTAAAAGTCACGGCGGAACGCGCGGAACAGTTGCGGGCTCATCTTGGACTTGACCGCCAAAATACTGTTCACATGGATCCCGTTCACGAAGTTTGAAGCGTTGTAAGTCTCCGCGTTCACAAGGTAAGTGACCGTGCGGACAAGCTCCTCAAGCTCAGGGAAGCCGTAGCCGTGCGCATATATCCAAGTGCGCGGGCGCCTAATCGCAAACGCCATTGAGTCCGCGTCCCACTCAGCCACCTTCTTGTTGTTTATCACCTGCACGAACGCGCCCTCGCTCCAGTCGCGCCGCCCCTCCTTGCGCTCCTCCGTGCTAGTCGCCGCGCGCCGTATCGTGCTTGCATCCACGGGCACGAAGCCGTTGATCTTGCCGTTGCGCGTCCGCAGTATCTCGAAGCACGCTTGGTCAAAGGTCAACGAGTCACGCAGTATCATGCGTACAAACGCCTCAAAGTCATACGCGCCCCCGTACTTGTAGCCGTCACCACAAGTCTCCAGCCACCGCGTCATCTCGTTTATCTGTGCCTTGAGCGCGTCCGTCATCTCCGCGCTCTTGTCGCGTGGACGCAGGACAAAGCCCGCCGAGAACTTGTCCGCCTGTGGGTTGCAGAACTCCGCCACCTGGTTGATACGCGTCTGAATAATCGAGGACACAACGGGCACGCGCGCCATCTGCGCGAGTACCCCATAATCAAGCCCAAGCGTGCCCTCGTGCGTGGTGTCGCGGAAGCTGTCCCCGTACGCCGCCGTAGAGTCCCACGGGTTCAGGTCATGCGCCGTGGGGATCTTGGAGTACTCGCCCACGCTCCCCTTGAGCGCCTTTTGAATGACCTCCTCCGCCTCCACGGCAAGTTGGGCCATCATCTCGTAGTAATCAGGTGTTGGGTGCGGTGCCTTCATGTTTTAGACCTCAAAGTCCTCGGGGAGCCAGCGGTACGCGTGCATGATGTACGCCTCGCCCTCTTTGGCAACACGCGCAAAAGGGCGCCTGCGCCTCACAACACCCTCACCCCAGCCACCTGTGCCAAGTGTCCCGTGCGCGTTGCCCTCCACGGTCTCCGCGTACCCCTCCGTGATACTCAAGCTCGTGCAGAGCGTGATATGTGAGCCCCACTTCTTGGCTCCCTTTTTACCCACAACGAGCACATCACCCGCGCGTACATCATCAAGTGACACCTTGCGCGGCGTGCCCGAGCAGAACGCGAACAGGCGATAAGTGGAGGCACAATGCTTGTGGCGGATCTCGCGCTTTAGTGCCTGGTAGCAGTACGCCATAAACGCGCCACACCACTCAAAGCCCCCAAGCTCCAGCTTCCCCGTGTTCATGTAAGGCGTGTCCTTGGGCCAATCCAATCCCTCACGGATGAACGCAAAAATCCGCAGGGAGCTGTGGGGCTTGCTCTGTTGTGGGTCAAGCGCCGTGTACTTGTCCCCCTTCTTGGCAAGCAAGGTGCCCGCGTCATCCACATATGCGCCCCTCGGTGGCTCCATACAGCCTAAGCTGTGCTCCAAGAGGCCGCGCGCTATCGCCTCGCGCACGCGGGGGGTTGGTGTAGTGCTCATGTGCTCTCCGTGCTTTCGTGTGCCTTAGCTTACCACTCACCCGTGTTTTCTGCGAGATACCTGACAGTTACCCCGTTCCGCTTCAGGTACTCCACCCCCCTCTCATCGTAACTAGACCCCTCAGGCACCACCACAAGCGACACGCCCGCGTGGTGGATGAGGCGCGCGCACCCAAGACACGGCGGCGTGGTCGCCACGAGCGCGCACCCAGCCACGCTCACCCCCTTGTGGAGCGCGTTCATCAGCGCGTTCTGCTCCGCGTGGTGGCACCCCACCTCCGTGCTCGTGCCGCTCTCAATCCCCTGCGTCACACGGTCACAAGTCGCACCCCCACACAGCTCGCCACACGCCCCACGGGGCGGACCATTGAAGCCAGCGCTCACGGGGTTGTTCCGCTCATCCACAATGAACGAGCCCACTTTACCCCGCACACACGGACTCATGCGCGCCAAGAACCTCGCTTGGAGGACCCATTGTGACTGCCACGCCTGTTTCATATCGCCTCCTAGGTTCGGTGTTATCATGTACACACAACACACGGGAGGTCTTATGCTCGCGGTCCTGCCTCACTTTGCGCCTCAGTTTCTCAGCCCCCTCCTCCTGCAACGCGAGACCAAGTTGATCACGCGTAAGCTCGCCCCCGAGGAAGCGCGCAACAAAGCGCGCGCCGCCTCGTTCAACGGATGCACAAGCGACACGCCCCAAGCGGAATGGGCCGCCGAGGCAACAGGGCTCGCGCCACAAGACCGCGCGGACCTAGGTGTTGGGGACACGCTCATGCTCCCCTGCGGTGACTCCTGGATCCTCGTGTCAATCCACCTAGTCTGAGGGACCCTGCACCATCGCGGACGACATAGCACGCCCACGCTGGCGCAACAGGTACAGCGCCCCCTCGTGCGCGTTCGCCACGCCCATCAAGTAATCATCGAGCCCAAGCGACATATCCCCCTGCATCTTGCAAGACTGATACACGCGCTTGACCTCCACCTGTAAACGCTCCTCAAGCACAAGCGCGCGCTCCACGGGCGTCATGCCCCCAAGCTCCGCGAGGAGCGCGGAGACCTTGGCCGCCTGCACCACAGGGTCCACGGCGCTCGCCCCAAACTCGCCCACAATCTTTTCAGCCAGCGTGTCAATCTCCTCCTCCATGTCACGATACAAGCGCATAAACATTCGGTGGTCACCAAAGAACGGGAGACCCTGCACCTGCCAATGCGAGGACAAGTGCGAGAAGTGAACAGCGCGCAAGAACGCCAAAAGACCCTGTAAAAGCTCAAGACGCATACGGACTCCTTGTGTCATGTGTCTCGCTACTTTACCACACGCTCACAAGTACGCCCCCACAAAGTACATGAACGACACCGAGCCCCACAGGAGCGCGCGCCCCGCACCCTGTACCTGGTGGCACATAACACCCACACACGCTAAAACGAACACAGCAGGTACACCTCACACGAAACAGGAGCCAACATGGACCCGCGCGCCCTCTACGAGATCCTTAATCCCCCCAGCGACACGGACGCGTGGAGCGAGTGGGACGAACTCACCCCTCCCCTTGAGGATGAGGAGTTTGAGGACTTTGAGGATCCCGAGGAACAAGACCAAGCTCACTAAGCACCTCCGTCATCTCCGCACGGCGCGCGCGCACCTTGTGTAACTTGACCCCATGCTCCCTCACACACTCGCTCATGTTCGCGCCCTCCATAAGTGACACGAAGCACGCCTCAAAACGCATGGCACGCGCCACCGCGTGAACCTCGCGCTCCAAGATAAGGTCCTGCACGCGCGCCTCCTCGCTGGGCTGTGGCGCCTGACGCATGACCGCGAGGTCCCCGCTCTCAGGTGCCACCTCCGCCTCGTACCCGAACCTCGTGCGCCGCGTCCCCTCGTCCCTCAACGCGTTCAGCGCCACGCGCCGCGTCACCTGCGCGCACCACCCCGCCACATTCCCCTCCGTGTACAGCTCCGCCTTGCTCAACATCCGCTCAAGGGCCTCACTTAGAATGTCCTCCGCGGTCACACAGCCCCGCGCATACTGGGAAGCCACCCCACGCAAGTGACGCAGGCTCGTGCGCTCCGCAAGGTACGCCCTCACAGGACACACGGGGACAGCGGAAGGCGCGCGCCGCCTCATTCCTCGTCCCCCTCCCCCGCAGGGCACAAGTCCAAGCACCCATCCACCACCACAGGCTCACCCCCCTCCACGCCCGCTTGCTCCAAGTACCACCGCGCGTCCACAACCACAATATCAGCACGCTCCGCGCGCTCTCGCTCCTCGCGCTCCAGCGCCTCAAGCTCCCTGTTCAAGTACCACCGCGCCTTCTCCAAGTCCTCAATCCGCGTCCCCGAGTCCTTACGCCCAGCGCGCGCCACATACTTGACCACATTTCCAAGGCAGAAGCCCAAGCCCCACGCCTCAATGGCTACAATCACTTCCACCCCACTCGCCTTGTGGTAGTGGCTCGGGCTGTTCACCGCGCCGCTCACTTGTCGCCCTCCTTGAGCAGGTTGGCCACAGCCTGACGCGTCCACGGGCTCCCTTTACCTGTTCCCGACTTCTCAAAGCCCTCCTCCGTGAGCTTGTCCGCCACCTGCTGGAACGAGAGACCGCTTGCACGAAGCTCCGCCGCACGCTCACGCGTACGCGCCGCCCCCGCCGAGGGCCCGCGTGGGCGACCCACGGACGCCACAACCGCGTCACACGCACGGATCACCGAGTCCACCTTGTGGCTCAACGCCTCCCACGGCGCGTACTCCGCCTCCGTTGCAACACGCGCAAGTACACGCACAGCCAGCTCAAGCGCCTCGCGCTCAGTCACCGAGATGATTGGACGCACCTTGGGCTCAAGCGCCACAGTAAGCACGGGCGCGGGGGCAGGCATGGGAACCGCAGGTCTCAAACTCGTCACATACCTGCTCATGTCGGGCGCGGGCTTGGGGGGCTTGGGCGCTTGTGCCGCCTGCATCTCCACCTGCAATGACTCGCGCGCGGCGAGCCCCGCAAAGTCACTCCGAGGCGCAGGCACGCTCGGGGGCAAACCATCAGGATCCTGAAACCAATCTCTCATGCGACTCTCCAACGAGACAAAGGGAACAAAGGGAACAAAGAGACGCGCTGACAGTAGTATTTCGCTTGACGAAAGGCAAGCCCAAGCTCAACCTGTGAGCCCCTTTTGACCTCGGAGACCCTGACACATGAGCCAAGAACTCCGCGCCGCCCTCGATGCCCTGAGAGCGAGCCTCCCCGCCCCCCATTGCCTAGAGCTGGTACTTGCCCGCACGCGCACCATCACCCTGTGGGCCATGTCCCCCTCGCCCGTGCAACACTCAGCCTATGAGCGCGCCATCGCCACAATGGCCCAGGTACACGAGACCACACGCGACCAAACACTCCTGTGGGCAAGCGGACTCCCCACAAGTCACCCGCTCCATGTGCGCCACGGACACATCGTCACGCGCCGCTGGCTCCTGTGGAGCCACAGTCCAATCTCCCCCCGTGACCTCAACCTCCACGGGGACACGCTCCGCGCGTTCGTCCTCGCCATGGACTCGTGGGGCTCGCGCTCGCGCCCCAAGCTCCCCGATGACCTGGAGGCGTGGCTCGCGCCCGTGGTGCGCGTTGTATGAGTAGCACTTACGCACAAGACCTCAACCGCGCGTGCCTCGCGTTCCTCCGCGCCGAGTACATAGACTCCCAAACACACGCTAGAGGCAACGATAACCGCGCACGCGCGGGACGCCCACTCCGAGCACGCTCACTCTCCCCCGCCCAGGTACTCGCGCAACGCGTACTCAAGCACGCGGACCCGTTCACACTACCTGATGACGAGCCCACAGAGACCAATACGCACCCAGGCACCACGGACACCACGAGCACCACAGACACCACGGACACCGCGACTATCCAACAGCGCGTACGCCTGATGCGCGCACAAGGACTCCGCCCCGTGGACATCGCACGCGCACTCGGGGTGAGCCCCAACACCATCCAATACTGGCTCTCAGACAGGTTCTCCGAGGGCGCCGCGCCCATCCGCAAGTACACACGCAAGGCACACATGACACACGCACCCGTTGAACCTGCCCCCACGGAACACGCACCCGTTGAACCCGCCCCCACTTCACACTCCACTTCACACTCCACTTCACAGCCCGAGCGCGTGAACACCGCGACCCCCGCCCCAAGTGACGCCCTCGCCCAGCTTCTAGAGATCTCGGAGCAGATACGCGCGCTCACCGAGAAGCGCGAAGCACTGCTTGCACCCCTCCGCGCAGAGCGTGAAGCCCTGCGAGCCCGTCTCGCCTACCTGGAGGCCGTTCTCAAGTGACCACCTACGCCCAAGACCTCAACCGCGCCTGTCGCGCGTTCCTGCGCTCCTGCGACCGCGAAGCCGAGTACCTGCGCCGCTCAAGCGCCGCCACCATGGGACGCGGGGGCGATGTGTACCTGCCACCCGCAACGCCCCTCCAGGCACTCGCCCTCTCCGTGCTCGCGTACGAGGACCCCTACACACTCCCCGAGGACGAGCCCACAGAGGCGAACCTGTACCCGCCCCCCTTGCCCCCTGCACCCACGGAGCCCACACCCAAAACCCGCACCCAGCGCACGGGCGCACGCTTCCGCGCCACACCCGAGACCAAGGCGCTCGCAGTGAAACTCAAGCGCCGTGGGCTCAGTTACGCGGAGATCGCGCGCGAGTTGGGCATGGCCGCGCAAACCGTCGCAAAGTGGCTTAGGTGCCCCGCACCCTAGCCCCCAACCTCTAGCCCCTAGCCCCTAGCCCCTAGCCCTCACGCACCCCAACCTCTAGCCCTCCCAGCGCCTAGTCCAACATCGTGGGGTACAGGGTGGGGAGGTCCAAACGCTGACGAATGCCCTCGTACTCCGAGAAGTACAAGTGCAAGTACCCCACGCTCGCATTGTACCTCGCCGCCCAAGCATACGCCTCCTCTAGCCCCGCAGAGGTGCGCGTCATAGGGTACATAATCCCCTCACAAGCCTTGCGGCGCGTGTTCAGCCTACTCAGACCCGCCCGTACCGACTCAAACAAGACTGTCGTGTTCTCGGGATACGCGGAGTCCCCCTCATCCTCGTACAGCACGAACGCCCCATCAAGGGGACGCGATACAAGCGCGCCATATTGCCCATGAGGGAGCACGAACGCTCCATCAAGGGCCCACGGAGACCTGTGCTGGGTGCGCGCGTGTGTGCGATACATGGCCCGCTCCACTACGGGGCGCACCGCGGGGTGCTGGGCGATGGCGTCTTGCACCACCAGGTACGCCTCAAGGGGCGAAATCTTGTGCTCGCTCCAAGAAAACATAGGGGTGAGGGACCCCGCGCACGACCCCAAACGCGTCACACACACCTCAATGTAGTCCTCGGGGCCCGTGATGGGCTCGGCGTTCAGCTCTTGGGCGAGCTTCAGGTACTCAGCAAAAGTTCTCATGTATCTGTCTCCAAGCCCACACGGGGCAGGTTGCGGTCCTTCACGGGCAGGGGCGCCCGCTCGCTCCCCTAATACACCGAAACACCCCCTACGGACAAGTAATAGTAAAAATAAATAGTGATTATTTCACACCGCAGACTCGCCCCGCCTCCCGTGTTCTCGTGCCCACCACACACACCACAGGAGGCACGATGCCCGTCACTCTATCAGCCAAGACCCTAGCAGACGCCGCCGCCCGCGTGGCAAAGTTCACGCACTCCAGCTCCCTCGCCCCCGTGCTCTCATGCACCTTGTTGGAGGTCAACCAGGGAGCCGTGACCCTCAGTGCCACCGACACGACATACGCCGCGCGCGTGCGTGTCCCCTGTGACTCCGCCGAGCGGTGGCGCGTGTGCGTGGACGCCAAGAAGCTCGCGCAGGCCCTCAAGGCTCTCAGCGGCGAGGTCACCTTGGCCACGGGCACAGGTGAGCTGATCCTCAAGAGCGGGCGCGCGAGACTCGCCCTCAAGGTCACGGACGCGGACGAGTACCCCGAACTCCCAAGCATCACCGCCGCGCCCCAAGAGCTACACGCGCCCACGCTCGCACGCGCCCTAGAGGCTGTCCTCCCCGCCTCTAGTCAGGACTCCACGCGCCCCAACATCGCCACCGTGTACCTAGACAGCCACAACGGGCACCTGGTGACCGTTGCCACCGATGGACACCGCCTCCACAGCGCGGTGACCGCGCTCTCGTGGGACGCGCCCGCGCTTATCGGTTCGGAGGGAGCCAGGCACTTTGTAAACGCGCTCAAGGGCGCAGGCACCTGCACGCTCGCGCGCGAGGGGTCTAGCCTCCTGCTCCGCGCAGGTGACACCGAGGTCCACGCGCGCCTAAGCGCGGAGCGCTTCCCCCCGTGGCAGTCCGTGGTCCCCAAGGACACGCCCGTGGCCACGCTCACCTTGCACGCCCAGGAACTGGCTGACGCGCTCAAGCGCGCCAAGCTCGCCGCCTCCGAGGACCTGCCCGCCGTGTCCCTCTCCGTGGAGCACGGAGAGCTTGTGCTACGCGCCACAGGGGAGCGCGCCCAAACGGAGGAGCGCGTGCCCACCGAGACCCAAGGGGACCTCCCCCTCACGGGGCTCGCGCTGGAGTACGCGCAGGAGGCGCTTGTGGCGCTGGGCGCGGAGCAGGTCACCTTGACCTCGCGTGGCACGCGCTCCGCGGTCGTGTTCGCCCCCGTGGACACCCCCGAGGGCGCGCCCCAGGTCTCGTGCGTGGTCATGCCCCGCCGTATCTAGCCCCCAAACAAGGCGCACGGGGCGCGCTCAAAAGTGCGAGGAAATAGGGGCGGGGCGACTAGGGCTCAAATAAAAGTAAAATATTTTACTAAATATATTTGACACTAGGGACGGGGGAGGCTAGGTTCAGAGCATCGGGGCCACTCGGGACCCCTCAACACAGACCGCGCCCCCCTAGGCGCCAAGGACCGCACACCATGAGCACCCAGCTCCTCGCCCTCATCAACATCATCAACGACTCCCTGTTCTCCATCGAGCACGGCGACACCCTCACGGGCGCCGAGATCCTTGAGCAGAACGAGGACAAG